AGTCGTCTCCAGGAGTGGGCGGGGGTTCGCCTACCCTACAGGAGCCTATCGGCCATGCAAGATACAGAGTGCATCAAGAGACTAACGCGCGACGGCCTGCACATAGGCCTGGCAAGCACGCAAGGCGATCAGGGCGCTGTCGCCGTCGTCGGTGATGCGGATAATTCGTTGAGCATGCGCCGGGTCAAGTCGGGCTCGCGGGGCTGCATGAACCACGCCGCCGGGGGTGGAGGTGGCTGGCACTGTACAGCCAGTGGCGGTGGTGTCGAGAAGGACTGACAGCCGCACATCAGCAGTGGCCAGGCGATCGCGCAGAGCCGCTTGGTTGCGTTGGGCATCGCTTAATTCCTGGGTGTGTTGCTGGTCGCTGGCGTTGAGCTGTTGCTCAAGAGCCAGGCGTTTGGTTTGTTCGGCCTGTTGACGCTCCAGGGCTGCCTGGCTTTGTCGACTCAGAGCCTGGGCATGGGCGACCGATTGCAACTCAATACGCGCACCGTATCGCCACGCTTGTACCTGCCAGACCAACGCCATGAGCAAGCACACACCGATCAAGCGAAACGCGCCTAGGAAGCGCATAACACCGCCTTCGCCCGGGCCCATAATTGCAAACGGTCGTCCAGACCGTTAAGGCCACCGTTGATGCGGCGGGTGATGGTGGTGAACTGGCCTTTGTCGGCGAGCTCGTTGAGGCCGTTGCTTTGCCAGAACCAGGCGGCGGATTCGCAGGCCCATTGCGGTTGCTCCAGCAATTGTGGCTGGAGCAACAGGCGATCATCGGCGAACAATGCCTGGCTGCACGCAAGGTAATTACGGCGGCCAGTTATCTGGATGAGCCCTCTGCCACGATACTTTTGTCCATCTCCGTCCGCTTCGGGGGTGTTGCCCAGGCGCGCGGCCAAGCTGCCGGTGTCGTACTTGGTCAGGTATTGATCACTGCCCAGTTCGCGCACGTAGTGCAGTTCACCCGACTCGTGACCGATTTGAGCAAGGAAGGCTGCGGCGCGTTGGGGAGTGTTGATTTGCCGATTCAGCATTGCCAAGTTGAGTGAGGATATGAAAACGCCCGCTAGAGAGCGGGCGCGTGGGAAGACTTGCTGAAGTTGCGCGAGTGTCATGGGATGACCTTGCCACGGGCCACCGCTCTGGCAGCCAGAATCGCTTCGGGCACGGGCGTGTTCTCTTCGAGGTACCGCAAGCTGTACCAGTCGGTAGACGCCAGATAAGCAAGGGCCTCACGGGAGTCCGCCTGTGCCTGGAGGTCTTGGGGGGTCTGGTTTTTTTCAAGCTTCGACAAATCAAACATCGCTCAAGTCCTCCACGGGTTTGGCTGAGTGATTGGGCGGATCAATCGGCTCGACCGGAAAGGGAACCGGCCCGGCGGATACCTGGAGCCTGCCGTTCTGCCACATATAAGCTGGCGCCCCCGCGTTGACGGCCAGCTTCAAGGTCAATTCGATCTCGCCATTACGACGGGTGACGGGCCCTGCGAACAATTCATGCCCGATGGCGGACATCGGCAGGGTCATTCCGTCAGGGATCTGCGAAAGGTCAATCCTTTGGTCATTCAGGATCAATGTTTCACCTTCGACAAAGGCTGTCGTGGGAGTCGCGATGCCAAGAGGCCGAAAAGGAACATGGTGAATAATCATGCGTGCCATCTCCCGATTGCCGTCACTGTCACGATATTGTTCAGCGTCCGGTCAGACATAAAAAAGTAGGAACCACTATTGCCGTAGCATCTGGCCGACATGTCCCAGTCAATCGACGGGTAAATGTTGGGGAACACCGCCACAGGCGTGTCCGCGAAAGCCGCCAGCCATGCAACGTTGCGCGTGACACCAGCGGTGTAGCCGGTGAAGCGCTGCTGACAGATTTGCAAACCCCCGGCAAAGCGGAAGTACCAATTATCGAGCGCACCGCCACGTTCGATCAGCCCGGAATTAATTGGCAAAGCACCCGAAGGGCCAGCGTTAAGCACCCCGGAAATCGCGTTACCGTTATGAAGAATGCTGCGCCAGTTGGGTGCCGCCGCGCCTGGGTTGACGCTGAACTGGCGGAAGTGAATACCATCCCCCGATACCGCCATCGACAACTGCGCACGCCACTGCGGATCATGGCCCCACGCCTGGGACAGCACACTGATCGCACCAAAGCCCGGCACACCGTCGGGGTGCAGGTAATAACTGTACAGGCCGGTATTGGCTTTGTTGGGCGAAGCGGTTTGCGCCGCCGATAGCCCCATCAATTCTCCCGGCGTTGCGCCTGGCGCAGTCCCCAGGGCGAAAACCGATGTATTGATTTCGGCGCGCCACGGTGACCACTGCCCATCGCCCCGTCGGCCGCGGGTAAAAACCGACTCATCCAGCATGGCTTTCGCGGTTTGCCAGATATAGCCGCCCGAGTTGGCAATCTGCAGGATCTGTACATAGGGATTGGGCAGGTTGGCGCCCCCATTGCCGAACTGAAACAAACCACTGACACGCGGCAACTCGTTGGCGTCGTCGGTCGGCTGTTTCGAAATGGGCTCGGCGCCCCAGCCCGCATGACCCATCATTGACACTCGCCCTGGGGTGAAGTCGTCGCTGCCCGTCACTACGTTTTGAGTGGCTGCCGTGCCCAACTGAGCCTGGCGGGCAAACAGCTCCTGGGTCATTGCGTTGATCTTGATACTGGCGCTGCGCGGAGTATCACCGCCGACGCCAGTGGGTGCCGCACCAATATTGATTTCCTGTCGTGCCATGGGGACTCTCCATAGTCAGTTCAATAAAAAGCCCGCGCGAAGGCGGGCACTGGAAAACGCCTGTCAACCGTTCAAAAAACTGGCACCACCACCGGAGCCGCATCGGCTATTTCACAATGCAGGGAAACAGCCCCGACCAACTCGTAGGGTTGCCCGTCTTTTTGCAATTTGACGGTCATGACTTTTCTGGAGAACGTGATAACTGCCAACACTTCTTTCTCACCGACTCCCATGCTGTAGCCCCACCCACTCCCTTCAGGCGCCAGCGGGATAAGACCCAACGTACCGCGCACTTCATAGACACCTTGAGCCTTTCGCTTCGAGGTGACTTTCTGATTGCTGAACGGGACAACCGTGCAAGCGCCCTCGGCCCCGCGTAGTTCAATGACTGCTCTCATTTCAAATCGCCTTTATCGAGCCATCAGCCTGTTTTGCGCAGTTGGCCGTGTTCAGAGTGGTAATGACATTCAGCGCGCCCACGTTCATGCCGGTGGTAGGCGGTGCGATGTCCGCCTCCGTGATCCAGTTCGATGCAAAGGCTGCGGGCACTTCAAGGGTGCCGGTCTGAATTGAATACATCGCAAACCGGGGCAGGTAGACCACTCCGGGAAACCCGATGTAAACGGACATCAGGCCGGTCTCTGGACGGCGATATACGCTGACTTTCAAAGCGGGTCCGCCTTGCACATTACCGATGGCCGGGGATGCTGCATTCAACAGCGCAACGCCGGAACTGAACGCGCCCTGGTAGTAATACCAGGACAGGTCAAGCGTAAACGGCGACGTGTATCCGTTTATGCAGCCCACACAACGAATCAACGGCGATTCGCTCTCGGTATAGGGGATGGCGGTGTGGATGGTCAGCGAGGAAACCAGAGAACCACTGGCCCTCCCCGCCTCCGTGGTGTTTTGCCCAAGCAGGCGCTCACCATCAGCCTGAAAGGCACGCGACTTGAGGCCCAACCTTTGCTGGCTGGAGGCCAGGCCTGGGCCGTCGGTGAGGACTTTTTGCCAGGGTTGCCAAACGCCCACCATCTCCACACGGACCCACTTGGAAGCGTCGTTGACGACAAAGTACTCTTGCATGGTATAGCCAGCGCCGGCCTCATTGACGGTCAACCAACCGTTTTGACCTGTGGGAGTATGCAAGCCGGATATTGAATAATAGGTGCCCGGTTTGCGCACACCATCAAGGTCTGCTTCCGGGAGGGGATTGTAGGCGCCCACGCCAAAGTCGCCCACGCGAACGACTCGGCCCGGAGTATGGTCATCGGCGCTTGTCGTCAATATGCCCGAAGCCGCCGAGCCAAGTGCATCCATCCGGCTATATAGCTCTTGAGTCATCGCGTTGATTTTAAAATTAGCGCTACGCGGTGTATCACCGCCCACACCGCTGGGGCGCGTACCGAGATCAATTTCTTGTCGAGACATCCTTAACCTCCAAATTGAAAATCCATTTCAACCTCAGCAAGTTCCTTATCTTATTATCACTTGCAGTCATATCCCGCTCACATCGACTACGAGGTAGCTGTAGGCTTCAGCTCGATAATTGAACTCTTTCACCTGATGCTGCTTGGTATATCCATAGTAATAATAATATTTGACCTTAAAATTTATTTTACCTGGACCATGAGTGAAGAAGTTAGTGCTCGCATATTCATTAATCCTGAAGTTCCCACCGCCACCCGTAAATTGCGTGGTGCGCCAACTTCGCCCACATCGACCTCCAAATACAACTGCATATTTCTTGCCTGTCTCATAATTATGATCGCCGACCACCGCCTCAAAATTATCCGTCCCTACCAATACGTCTCTTACAATTAACTGAGGCGTCGTCGCGTCATAAACCAACTCGCCATGGTCATTGAATATCTGCATGCCAAAGGCTCCTCCCGCAGACACGCCCGGCCGGAAACGATAAACGTCCAGGTTGACGATCGTTGAACCATCGGTGACGTAACGCTGGATGTAACCACCTCCACTGCGCGATACATTCGCCAGGCACACTGAGTGAGCTTCGTTCTGGGCGCGTACAGCCACAATTTCCTCGGCATCCGGTATCCAGACATCCAAGTACTGCCCCCATGCCGGGTTGCTGCTGGTGGCAGTACTCACCTGAGTTGTCTTACTCACAAAACCGTAAGTTTTAAAGTTTTGATCAAGGAGTACGCTGCGGTCATCGTTTAAAACTTGAAAACCAATAGCCATCATGAAATACCGTAAGTGATAAGCCCTGGATTGACAGAGGCACTCCACATCAAGGTGTTCTGTGAAATACGGCATTGGGGCCCATCAGTAACATTGATGCCTGCCTCGAGTGTGACCATATACCAAGGACGACCTTGAGCGAATGCATCGACCATCAACGAACCTGATCCAGTGCCGCTGCTTATTCTACCAATCACTCGAGCAAGCCGAGTGTTTACATCGACCAGCACTTCGCCCTGTGCATTGAACGCTTGAAATCCTGCTGCCATAGCCTCTCTCCTGTTGATGGGTTGGTGATTAACCCCAGATCCCGAATCGAACACGCAATACCTGGTTAGCATCAAACACTTGAACCAATTGATTGCTGATGGTCATCCGGCCACCGCCACCTACCCCGTTAAGTTCCAACCCACCCGCCTTGTCAAGCTTCCAACCACGGACACCCGGTTGATAGTCATTGGACTGAATAACCTGACCAATTTTGGCGTTAGTGATCGTGCCGTTCTGAATAAATGCACTATCGATAAATGTCTCAGTTCCCCTGACTGCGAACGGTGTCGAAGGCTTACCCGGCGTATTTTCGTTATAAATCGCAAACTGATCCGCCGAAATCAGAAACTGACTTTGTAACCCACCTGGACCATTCTCGATGCCCAACCCAATACCGGCGAACTTATAACCACCACCCGCAGCAACTTGCATCCGCACTGACCAATTCGCCGCCAACTTCCCATTGGTATCCGCAATCGCCGAGGCATTGGTCTGGATACTCACTGACTGTTGGTTAACTTTGGTCTGTACCGTTTCAATGCTTTGGGCCAGCGTTTTATCCGCAGTGGCCAACGTCGTTAGTCGCGTATCAATCGATGCCGAGTTGTTATTGACCTTTGCATCCAGCCGCGTAACCCGCTGGGCAAGGGCTTCATCCCGGGAAGCAGAAGCGCTATCTACGCTGGTGATACTGGCTCGGTTCTGATTAACCCTGACCTCCAACGCATCCGTCTTAATCGCCTGGGCAATATCACCTTCGGCAATCGCAGACATCACCGACCAAGTACCAGCCATGGAAACGTCATCACCCGCAAATGAGGTTTGCTCATCACCTGCCATCTTCGGATTGACCTGAGCATAAACCCCGTCGGTTTTCTGGGCGGTGCTGGTAACCTTGCCGTCCACCGTCTCAATCGCTGTTTTGTTCTGCTGGATCTGCAACGCCAGTGCATTGCTGGTTTGCACCAGGGAGCCAATGTCGAGCCAATAAGCCGCGTTAGGCGGCGGGCTGTTAGCCGGTACTGTCTGGATAGCCTGGTAAAGATGATTTTCCTGGCGTACAAACTCGCCACTGGCATATGCCCTGGCCGCGTCATACAGCAACGCATCCGTCACTTGATCAACCAGTGCTTGCAGTTCTTTACGGGTATTGTCCAATCGGTCGTTGACCGAACCCGCGCCCGATCCATCAATCAACTCGATACGGTCGAGCAAGTGCTTGCCCAGTTCCGTCTCGCTGATTTGCCCTGCGATCAGATCCAGAATCGGCGAAGCATCCGAACTCGCTTGCCCGTTGACGCCCGACCCGCTTGGAAACCACGGCCCGATATTGCCCGTGCGATCCACCAACCGTGCCCAGAAGAACAACGACGTCCCCGCCGCCAGCCCCATCATGGTCAAATCAGTCTGCGGATAGGCGTAATCCCCCAGCTTGGTTGCCATCGCCAGATCAGCGGTCTTCCCGTACCAGATTTCCGTACGCTGCAAATCCGCCGTGCTCACTCCCTGCGGAATCTGCCATTTCACCTTGATCGCAAACACCAACGACTCCGTCGTCAGCGCGGCCACGGTCGGCGGCAGTGTGGTCTTGCCGTTAAGGACGGTTTCCACGGACTCGCTATACAGGGAGCCGATATCCAGCGCGTTGATCGCCCGCACCTTGGCCACATAACGCCCGGCATAAATGCCGGACACCTCGATAGAACTGCCGCCCGTGCGGCCTGCGTAGACCCATTCACCGTCGTTCTTGCGCCAGTAAGCCTCGTACGCAATGGCATTGGCCACTCGCTGCCACTCGATGGTCATGACATTGACCGCGCTGCCTTGCTCGACGAAATGGTCATTGCTGACCGTCACGCCGGTCGGTGCTGCTTGCACGCTCGGCGGGATCACGGTGATCGGCGGGCTGTCGATTTTGGCGCCGTTGTCGATGGCGGCAAATTTGCTCGGTACGTGCTTGACCGCGCTGAGGCTGTATTTGATTTCGTCATCCGAAAAGTCTTCGGAAATCGACAGTACGCGAAACTGTTGCAAAGCCAGGGTCGCCGAATCGATAGCCCAGATCGATTGGGCCGACGGGAGTTCGTCGAGCCTGGTTTGCAGCACTACCAACTGCTCATCCGCACCTGCGGCGCTGACGGATTTTACCGCTCGGGACACCGCCTTGCCGTTGGGCATCACCAGGGTGATGGTGTCGCCGGCAGTGGCGGTGACTTCGGCATCCAGGGTCAGGGTGTCGAGGGTGGCAGCGCGCAAGCGCCCGCCAATGCGGCGGCCGGCGCGGTCGTTGTCGGCCACGCGGATGATCTGGCCGGGGCGCGCCAGGGTGCCGTCGAGGCCGACCGCGAAGGTCACGCTTTCGGTTTCCAGGCGGTTGGTCAGCAACGCCCATTTGCCGATGCGCTGGGCTTGGGCTTGCGACGTGCAACCGGTGGCGCTGATTTCGGTTTGCTGAATGCCGTAGCGTGCGATGCCTTCGGCGTCGTCGACGTATTGCACCTTCTGGCGATAGAAATCCGTCGGGTCATTCCAACTGACCAGGGCGACGGTGTAGCGGGTCTTTTTCGCCGAACCGCCGTAGATGAACTGGCCGCCGATCACGTTGGCGTTGGAGTAGGTGTAGACCGGGTCTTCCGGCATATCCGCCACCGCCATCACGGAACCCGCGCCCCAATAGGCCATGCCCCGAAAGGTAGTCGCCAGGTCTTGCAGCACCTTCAAGGCATCGGCACGCACCGACAGGTACAGGTTGCAGGTGAAGCGCGGTTCGGTGCCGCCCTTGCCGTCGGACACCGGCTGGTCGCAGTACTGGCCGATGCGGTAAAGCTCCCACTTATCCACTTGGCCGGCGTTGAGCAGGTGGCCCAGGCCATAGCGTTGGTGCAACAGCAGATCGTAGTAAATCCAGGCCGGGTTGTCGGTCCAGGCCGATTTGAACGTGCCGTCCCATACCCCGCTGTAGGTGCGGGTTTGCGGATCGTAGTTACTTGGCACCTTGATGATGCGCCCGCGCAGTTCGAAAGAGCGCGAGGGGATCGACTGAAATTGTGCGGCATCGAATTGCAGGCCGATCAGCGCCGAGCCCGGGTAGCGCAGCTTGGCGTCAATCACCTCGGTGGACGACTCCACGGTGGTGGTATCGGCAATCGCACCACTGGTGGAGTTGGGTGTAATACGCCGCACGCGCAGGGCCCAGCCCACTTTGGCTGGGGGCAAGTCAACGCGGTGGGAACGTTCGTACTTGGTGGTGGTTTTACCGCTGAACGCAGCGGCCAGCACCTCTGTAAACGCACCGCCGTCGGTGGACAGGTCGATGGCGTACTGCACGGTATAACCGTTGGTGTCGCCGTTGCTGGTGTTGGTCTGCGACAGCCGCGTCACGGCCAGGCGAACCCGTACCGCCGACAGTTGCAGGTTGGAATAGGACTTGGTCCAGGGCTGATCGCTGCGCAGCTCGATCGACACCGGGCTTTCGTTTTCCACTGCCGGGAAGCCAGGGATATGTGACTGGTCCTGGCTGCCATTGCGGGTGTCGAGGGTCACGCCACTGAAGTTGAGGCTGCCATCGGCGTTGGCCAGCGGGGTCTCGTCGAGAAACACCGAGCGCTTATCGTTTTTCAAACCGACAATCTCGCCTTCGCTGACGAGATCGAGGATACGGGCATAGGCCGTACTTTGCAGGCTGTCTGGCGCCTCCACGGAGGGACGGGGCTTGGACGCGCCGCCTTTGCTGCCAGCGAGAGTGAGGTCAGTCATGGCTTTCCTTCAGGCGAAATAAAGCCCGCACTCGGCGGGCTGGTTGAAGAGCAGGAACGTTAGAGTTGATCCTGGGTGTAGATCCCGGCGCTGATCACGGAGCTGCCGACGATCAGTTGGCCGTAAAGCAGGCCTACCGGGTTGCCCTGGGCACTGGTGTTGACCGGTCCGTTGAAGCTGTAGCTGGCGCGGTTATTGGGGCCATCTTGTGCCGCCAGCCCCTTGGGTACGGGTGACAACATCTGCATCACGCCTCCCATTACCATGGAGGCGCCCATCATGATCATGCCCGAACCAAACGGTGCGCCGGCACCAAAGGTACCGCCTGTGATAATCGCGCCAACGACAATCAGCACCGCGCCGACAATGGTCTGCAGGGCGCCCGCGCGCTTGCTGCCGATCAGCACTGGCGCCAGGCGGATGTCGTCATTGCCGATCGGGGCACCGAGGCGCTCCTGGGGGATGTTTTCCTTGCCCGTGAACACCGAATAGGTCAGCCCGTTGTCTTTGGACTCCATCAGGAAACGTTCAAAGCCAGGCAGAAGGATGCTCAGGGCATGTATGGCCTCTGAAACGCTACTGACTGCCAATCGATGCACTCTGCCAAAGCGCGCCCCCAGCACGCCATACAGGCGAACCGTGCGCACCTTTTCGGCAGCGGTTTGTTGTGTGGCTGGCACGCACGTTTGGGAATTGGGAGTCACCGCAATCTTCCTCATAGTTGGTCCTGTGCATAAATGCCCGCGCTGATGACCGCGCTGCCTACCGTCAACTGACCATAAAGCAGGCCCACAGGGCTGCCTTGAATGCTGGTATTGACCGGCCCATTGAAGCTGTAACTCGCACGGTTTTCCGGACGGTCCATGGTGCCCAGGCCTTTGGCCATCGGCGACATCAACTGCATAACGCCGCCCATGGCCATGGAAATCCCCATGCTCGCGGCAAAGGTCCAACCGGTGGTGGATGAAGCACCGATCAAGGCTGAGGAACTCCCCGAGGCCAGACCGCCAGAGAAGTACGAGGCAGCGACAATCAGCGCCACGCCAATAATGGTTTGCATGGACCCTGCGCGTTTGCTGCCCATCAGTACCGGTGCGATACGTATATCCGCAGCGCCTGGAGGTGCCTTGAGGCGATCCTGGCCAATGTTGTCACGCCCCAGGAAAATCGAATACGTCACGCCCCGGTCCTTGGACTCCATCAAGAAACCCTCGAACCCCGGCACCAGAATGCACAGCGCATGGATCGCTTCTGAAGCATTGCTCACCGCCAGCCGATGCACGCGCCCGAAGCTGGCGCCCAGGCTGCCGTAGAGGCGCACCGTCCTGACTTTTTCATGATGCATGGCATCCTCCAGGCGAATGATCCGCCGATGTGGTTAGTGTTTGGCCCGCAGGCCGTGTCGCCAATAGCTCACCGTCACCTCGCCCCAATAGCCGCCGTAGGTATCGCGCTTGCTGTCGCGGCCATACAGGTGGTGCAGGATCGAACCTGGGGCCGGGTAATGTTCGGGTTCACTTTGCAGCACGCCGTCGGCCAGGTAGATCGCAGCATGGTTGGGCACTGGCGAGCGGATCTGCATCAGTACGATATCGCCCTGTTGCAGTTGGCTGACCTGCACGAAGCCAGCGGCCGGCAGGTTGTCCAGGTAGAGGTTGCCGCCCTTGTCCCACCAACCGTCTTCGCGCTGATAGTCGCCAAGCTCGATGCCCAGCTCGCGACGGTAGTAGTCGAGGATGATGCTCAGGCAGTCATGCACACCGTGGGCGAAGGCGCGACCGATCAGGGGCGCCTGGTAGCCGTTCGGCGTGCAACTGGCCCATTCACCAGTGCGGACCTGCCCATCGTCTTCCGTGCGTACTTCCACAATGTGCCAGGGCAACCCGGAGGCTTCGCACGCCACACGGTCTGCTTCACTGGGTGTCGCCGGACAATCGGGATGGCTGTGTACTACTGCGAGAATCTCGCCCCGCTCTTCGGCGCCGGCGTAGTCCTCGGGCGCCAGGCGAAAGTGTTCGCTGGGCGTGCTCGCCGTATTTCGACACGGCACATACACACGCTTGCGCCCTTCGCGAATCAGCAGGCCGCAGCACTCATGGGGATACGCGGCCACGGCGTGCCGGGCAATCGCCGCCAGGTTGGTCTTGTTCATGCTCAGCTCCGCAACAGGCCGGCTGCCGGAAATGAGCCGTAGGGCAGCGGGTTGTTCTCGCCGAAACGCAGCTTGCAGCTGGTCAGCCGCCCACCGCATTTATCCTTGGCCGCGTCGGTGACGATCACGTCATTGGCATCCGCCACCGGGCCGCCGTTATAGCCGCAATAAGGGCCACGGTAACCACCGCAACTGAGCCACCAACACACGTTGGCAACGATCTGGCGACGTGGCAGCTGCACGCCGTTGAAGTCCAGCGCACTGGCCAGTTCGAACTTCACCGTCTCGCTGCTTTCCGCGACTTTGCGCTCGACGTACCAGATGTCCGGCGGCAGTTCCTCTTCCGGGTCGGCTTCGGGCTGGCCGTCGAGGTACTTGGCCAGAGTGCGATGGCGGATCAGGCGCGCGCCTACCAGGTCTTCGAAATACAGCACCAGCGCCGTGATGAAACCGCCGACGTTACCTACGGCCAGTGTCGGCGTCGGTTGGGTGCCCTGCCCCGACATTTCAAAACCCTCGGCCTGGATCGGCCAGGGGGAATATTCGTGGCCCTGCCAGAAGATCGAAGACTCCTGGGGGTAACCATGAAACCGGTACAGCTCGGCGCCCAGGGGAGTGGCATCGAGCTCGAAAAGTTCCACCCAGGCCCCGGGCTCCAGGGTCTGGATATCTGCAGTGATGGACATATGATTCTCCGGGCAAAGAAAACCCCGCACTGTGGCGTACTGCCGTTCAGTTAAGGCTTTTTGTAGGAGCGAGCTTGCTCGCGAAAAACTCACAGGCGCCGCGTTCAATCAGGAAACACGCGTTATCGTTAACGTTTTTCGCGAGCAAGCTCGCTCCTACAGAGGCGATATACGCTTAACTGAACGGCATTACGCACTGTGGCGGGGTGGGGGCGGCGCTAGGGGTGGAAGGCTTGCTCGAACGTCGCCGTCAGGGAGTAGAGCCCGGCGCCCATGGGCGTGGGCTGGTAACCCTTGCAGCGATACAACGCAGGCGCTGCCAGTGGCGCGGTCCAGTTGAACGCCTTGGCGCCGGCATGGCGATCAAGGAAAGCAACGATCGCTTTGATGCGCGCCTCGTCACCCACGAACGTCAGTGGCCAGGACTGGGTTTTGTTGTTGATCCCGTCCGCTGCCGTCTGCTGGTAGCCATCGCCGAACTTGGCCGTCTTCAGGCGAAACTCGACGCTGCCGACGGGCTCCACCTTGGGCACCCAGGTGAAAGTTTCTGTGCTCATGTTTTCTCCAGGCCGAAGCCGTTGGTGGTCAGCGGCCGTTGATGGCCGACCAGATTTGCCCGCCCGGCTTGAGGTCGCGGGCGATCTGTTCGGCAGCGCCCTGGCGGGCGGAACCGGCATAGGCGCGAGCGACGTTCTGGGCGTTGGTGTCGGTGCCTGAGCCCTGGCCGTCGGCGACGTTGATGGTTTGCTGGATCACCACTTGGTTACTGCTGGTGCTGCCTGATTGGCCGCCGCCCAGTGCACGCACGCCCAGGGAACCGTCGGAGCCACGGCTCAGAGGCATGATGGCTTCGGGGCCGGCTTCGCCGAAAAGGGCCATGGGGGCTAACGTTGGGCCAGTGGCGAGGGAGTTGGTGAAGGTGCCGCCATTGGCAAAGGCTTGAACACCGTAGTTCCAAGCGCTCCCTTTCGCGTTGTAATGAATACCCGCCGTGTTGAGCTGGGGGTTAAAGGTGTAGCTGTTAGCATCGACACTGGTGGTTGTCGGAGTCGGCGTGCTGCTACCCAACCAGGCACTCACTGCCGAACTGGCCAGCCCGAACAACGAACTCAGCGCACTGGATGCCGCGGTCTTGGCCGCCATCGTGGCCATGTCCTTGAGCACTGACGTGGCGAAATCCGAAAAATTGAATTTGCCCGTGGTGGCGAACGTCAGCACCGCCTGGTCCATTTTCTCGAAAGCGCTGGTAAACACTGCCTTCGATTGTTCGGCCGCCGTACCTGCCTTGTTCGAATACTCATCGAACGCACTGTTAGCGCCCTGACGCCAGTCATCAAGCAGCTGCGTCATTTCGGCGAAGTTGCTCTTTACCTGCCGGGCCTTTGCATCGTCCAAAAACGCCATCGCCGCTTCGTCACCCGAAGGCGTGGGTACAGCCTCTGCGTATGGCCCACCCACTGGAAACGTCAGCCCCGCCCGCTCGGTGTAACTGGACTGCGCATCCAACGCGCCAACAAAATCATTCTGCGCCCCCTGGCTCTGCTTGAGCACTTGCACCAGTTGCGCATTTTTCTGGATAAATTTTTCCGCCGCATCCGTGGCCGGGTCATAGGCCCGTTGAAAGCCCTTGAACTGGCCGGACGTGACCTGTAGCGCCGCTGCGGCAGAGGCGCTGACCTTTTTACCGGCGTCCTCGATCTTCTGCTGCATCTCGCGCAGGCTGTTTTCGGTAATCCGTGACGCCTTCGCCAGGGCCTGCTCCAGGCTGCCGAGGTTGAGCGTCAGATTACCCTGGGTAGCAGTTGCCATAGGTTTCTCCGGGTCATGGATAAAACCCGTCGAAACGGGTTTCAAGGAAAGTGGCGTCGTCCTTAACGCCACTCGTTCATCGCACGTTCGAGCGACACACCCCGGCGCAGCTCATGAGGCATGAAGTCAATCATCTCGGCCGTGCCGCCGCCCAGCCGGTGGGTCTGCAGCGCTATCAACGCGCTGCCCGCCTCCAGCCGCCTACCGGCGTGCAGGGAGCCATATCGGTCGATATAGCGCCCCCAGGCCAGGGCTTCTTGATAGGTCATGCGTTCCTTGGCTTCGGCGATCGTCCGGCCGCCCACTCCGTTCAGCACCAGTTCGTGCCAGAACTCATCGGCAGCCGTCAGCTCTTTACGCCGCCACCCTGGGTGCCATTGACCTCATTGACTGCATTGAGGATCACAAACCCCAATGACGGCTCAAGGCCGAACGCATCGTCGTAACTCAGAGCTTCATCACCCTCGGCACCCAGCGACACTGACGCGGCGAGATAGCTGGCGTTGCGGCTCTGTGCTGACTCGCCTTGACTGAACAGACGCTCGATCACGCCGAAGGACTGGCGGCGAATGTGCAACGTGAACGTGTCAGTCACTTGCTTGCCGGTCTTGCTGTCCAGGTGCGTCCAGCTGATGTCTTTCTTCACCGGCTGGGCATCGACGATGCCGCCCTTGGCTTTCAGTTGTTTGAGGTTCATGGCGTCTCTCAGGCTTTCTTGATCCAGGCGCTGGCGCCAGTGCGTTGGATGGTGACGGTAGTGGTCACGACTGCGTTCAGTGCGAAGTTGAACGGGAAGTCCGATACGTAGCCGTCAAAGGTGAACCAGGTGCGGGTTGCCGGCAATTCAAAGCCATCGCCCTTGGCGTTGACGGTCGGCAGCACGTCCTTGCCATCGGACCAACCCACGGCCCACTTCACGCCGGTATCGCCCTTGGCTTCAGACAGCTGGTGCAGGCGGATATGGCTGGCGTTGGTCGGGTCGGCGTTCAGGCCCAGGCTCGCCGTGCCAGGGGTGCGCAAACCTTTCTTGTAGCTGCGTTCTTCGGCGTTGAGGCTGGTGTCTTCAATCTGCTCGGCCGGCGCGCCACCCGGTTCAAACGAAGTGGCGTGCTCGACTTCCAGCACGGTATAGGGCCCGGTGCCGGAGACCGGCGGAACGAGGGCGAAAATCTGGGTACCTTGGGTAAGAATCGACATCGAGTGTTCTCCATGAACAATAAAAAACCCGCGAAGGCGGGTTGTGGGGTGCAACGGCTGTGTTGCTGCGTACAAGGCAGGTCGAGACGGGATCAGGGCGCCGGTTTGCCGTCCAGGTAAGGCGGTGAATTCGGGTCCGGCTCTCGGCTCTTGATCAGGTCGACCAATGCCTGGTTGCTCTGGGCCAACAGTCGAATGGCCGCGTTGAGCGCCACTTGGCCATCGGTCTGGGTTTGCAGGGCGGCGATCAAACGGTTGATCGCGGCCAATTTTTCGTCATTCATAGGCATCCTGGTTCCTGTAGCGAGTCAGTGGTGAGCGTGCGCAACGTGCAACGGTGACGATCAAGACGCCAACCCACCAGCCATGATCGAACTGCGATACCCCGTCGCCGGGTCGCCAACGTGGGTCACTTTGGTAATCGACCAGCGCCCCTGCATGTACACAGGCCAGGTGTCATCCAGCACCAGCAACCCTTCGGCTGCCAGCAACGGGTTGCCTGGGCAATCGATCTGTAACTTCAAGCCTTCACGGCCCACGCGGCGCAGTTCACCTTCGGCCACGGCGCGGGCTTCGGCTTCGTTCTGGCAAGGCTGGCGCAAGGTCTTGAATGGGGCTATTCCGATCTGGACCACACGCTGTTTGCCTGCAGCGGCGTCCCACCAGCTGACGCGGCTGCCCATGTATTTGGAGCGCGATTTTTCATCAAGCTTGGCGGTGATAAAGGCCTGGTTTCCCGGGCGGTTATCGTGTGTCACGGACAGCTTTACTTCGGGCAGCAACTGGCCGGTGAGTGACTTGGCCTGCCCCGCTTCGGCCAGCACATAAAGCTCGTTGAACGGCTTGGTGACCGCGTTGTAACGCTTGGCCAAGCGGGTGATAAAGGCCATGTCGCTTTCGTTGGACTGGTCGATATGCTCGATCGCAATACCGTCCAGCGTGGGTGCCACACGCGGCGAAAAGCCGTGGCGGCTGACCAGTTGCCGGAACAATGCGCCCAGGGTGGTCGGCCCATGACTGGCGGAACGGCGCTGGCGGTAGCCGCTTTTATCCGTCCCGCTGAAGGGTGCGGCGGTGGCCACGATCATCAGGCGCATTGGAAAGAGCACCGGGGTTCGTTGGGTGACGACAAATTCGCCTTTTTCCACCAGGCCGGTTTCCTGATAGCCGACGCGCAGGCCGATCTTGCCACTGAGGCTGGGCAAGCCTTCCAACCCTTCGATGTTGAGGGTCAGCTCCAGGCGATCGGTCTCGATGCCTGCGGCGTCGGTGTGGCTCCAGTGCATCAGGCGTTGATTGAGCAGCGTCGCATTGGCGCCATAGAACTCCACGATCGGGGTGAATCCCTGTGCCATACCGCCTCCTTAATCCCAGGCCAGGACGGGACGCACCGCGGCCGGCCTGGCTTGCATCTCAGGCACAATCACCCATACACCTGCGGGCAGTACCGGGCCGTATTCGGCGAGTTCAGGGTTCAAGCGCCAGAGGGTTTCTTCCGCCGCGTCATCGCAACGCCCCAATTCGCGGTAAAGCAACAGGTTGACCGAATCACCGGCAATACTTCGCACTCTACGCATTGACGAATTCCTCCAGTTCAAGGGTCCAGGTCATGACCATGGCAGTGCCGTCATCGATCACATGGCTCTGGTTTTCCACCACCGCATTGATCCGCCACTGGCCCCAGTTACGGCCGATGCCATCGACCAGCGGCAACGGCGCCCGCGCATTTTGCAGAGCGCGCAATTCGTCCAGGCGTTGCATACCGACGGCGTACATGGCGGTGCCGCTGAACGTGAGTTTTTCCAGCTTCTGGCCGTTCTGGCGCGACTGCGGTTTGCTGGCAATGATCGCCAGGTCACTCCAACCGCCGTCGCTGTTGCGCATCAGCGACGAATAGGCAAAACCTCGGGACAAGCCAAAAATAAAGTCGCCCAGCACCATTTGTTGTCGCATCAATCACCTCCTGAAGGATCGGCCAGGGCCGCGTTGCGCCGGATGCCCAGGGAGTCGGTAACCATCGGCACGCATTGAAACTGCAGGGCCTGGATCACCTGATTGACCACCTGCTGAGCGTCCGCCGGGTTGACGCCGGTGATCTGGATGCTCGGTGAGAGCGTGACCTGGACGTTGTCTGTTCGCGCGCTGTTGAGCTCTTTACTCAGGGCGTTCGGCGCAGGCAGACGATCGCTTGAAGCGAACAACTTATCCCCAAGCCAACTGCCTGCTTCGCTGCCGAGCAAGCCACCGATGGCGCCGCCGACTGCGGTGCCGATACCTGGGAAAACCAGGGTGCCGAGCGCGGCGCCGGCGGACGCCCCGGCCCAGGCGCCACCGGCAGTGCTCAGGCCAGAACCGACAGCCTTGACGTCACCAGTGCGCACGCCCTGGATCACATCCACGGCGGTGTCGACGTACTTCAGTGGACCAAGACGGCGGGCGCCGGCCAATCCCAATCTACTCACGGTTCCCAGCGGGTTGGCAGGCATCTTCAGCGTGCCAGGCAGAGGTTCACGCTTGAAATCGGGAGTATTGGCCGGAGTCGTTACCCGGCTTTCAAAAGGCATGGGGATGAGCTTGCGCTCTAGTGCCTCGATCAGCCCGGGGCCTTTGTTCGCGGTCAACGAGCCTGCGGATGGGTTCTTTGCTCGACTGTTCGCCAGCACCTCACGGGGTTGCAACCGCTGAGCCGGGCCAGCGGCATTCAGGCCTAAAAACGGCGGCGGTAACAACGCTTTTGCATCGCGTTCGAGGCCGCTTAGAATCCTGGCAAACACACCGCCTTTCCTGCCTGCCGGTGATCGTTTGGTCGAAGCTGTCTTCGGCGCAAGCGGCTGTTTCTTTTGCCTGCTCTGCGCGCTTTGAGGGCTTCGAGATCTCTGCGGTTTTTGCGAGGACGACTGACGAGAACTCTTTTTCCCCCGGGAGCCCTGCGAGCGCGAACGTCGACTTCCAATCGGGCGCTCAGTTGCGGTCGCACAGCAGCACGCTTTGTCTTTCTCCGAACCGCCATCCTTGAACAGCTTGCCAACACCGGGGAGCTTACCCAGCGTCGCATCGACCACATTGCCGGCAACGCGGCTTTTTATCGTGTCTCCCAAACCTGAGAACAGTTCGGTAAACACCGGCGTAACAGCTCCAGCCGTTTTGATCGCGCTCGCCAGAACCGGTGAGTCTTCAGCGGCGACATTGGCGCTGTCCGTCAGGCTCGTCTTGGCTTTCAGCCAAAGCGATTCTCCCCAAACCGATGTAGCGTCCAGGGTTTTAGAGAAGCGTTTGCTGCTTTCGCTGGACTCCTCGCGCAGCACCTTGACTGACTTCTCCGAGGTTGCGGATTTGTCGAACTTCAAATAGCTGCCTGAATGCTGCAGCGCGCTTGCCAGGTCTAGTATCTGGGCGTTGCCCAGGGTCATGGCCTCGCGGATATGGCGTAGATCCTCAGAGGTGCTCGAAGCGGATTCAGACACCGTCTTCGATTCTGTTCGCTCACCCACATTGGATGAACGCACATCAATTGCCCGCAGCGTCGACAAGGCGGTGTCGAGCGAATCTACACCCTCACGCAATGAGCCGAGCGACAGTGCCAGTTCATCAAGTTTCAGCGTTGCGTTGGCGAGCGCGGCAACTGTCCCGGACAAGGCCGCCAAATCCGTTGACGGGGGTGGGCTGCCAACCGACAACGTGCCTGGGCTGAGGATATCGGCGTCCTGTGCGCCGTTTGTATTGCCGAACGCATCCCGGCCATTCAAGGCGACGGCATATGCGAGCGAATAGCTGTTCTGCATCCCGCTTACTCCTGTTTAACGCCAAGGCGAGTGATCGCGATGTCGTAGCGGCGCAATGCTTTTCCGGCGTCCCAGTCGAGGATCTCTGCCTCATTGACCGAGTAGATCAGCGGTACCACATCGAGGATTACTTCGATGTCGCGCTGCGAAAGAAGTCCGCCGGTTGATTTAAAAAATCGTCGATACGCTCCTGCAGTTCCGTCCAGTCGGGCACGGTCAAGCCGGCCAGGTCGGGGATCATCAGGCCCGTGCAATGGGCAGTGATGAACTCGGCGCGCTCTTTGTTGGTGGCGAGTTTTTTCATCACTTTGGTGGCGCGCAAGGCGGGTATTTCCAGGGGCAGTTCGGTCAGGGTTCGGCCGGCGGCTTCCAGGGGCAATAGCAGGTGGACAGGCTGGTCGTGGGTCGTCACGTCCTGTTGTTTCAGGAAGAACGAGGCCGGGCGCGTCGACATTTCGTGTACGTACTGCGCAATGCTCACGTAGTCCGGGCGCTTGAGTTGGTCGAGCTCTTTTTCCGACAGGCCGGTGGCGAGTTTCGCCAGCTCAAAGAACTGGTCGTCCTCGTCATCACCGGCCCGGGCCAGCGCGTCTTTTTGCGCGGCGTAGAACAACGGTTTGAGCTGAACCTGCTGGATTGTCGCACCGGTATCGGCGGTGATCGGGGCCAGCAGGGTATGCAACGGTGGCATCCAGGCCATGGGGCAATTCCTTGTTGAACGGTGTTGAAAAGTGCGAAAAATCTAAACCTGAGCACGGCCTCTGTGGGAGCTGGCTTGCCTGCGATGGCATCCACTCGATACACCAGGGATACCGAGCCGCCTGCATCGCAGGCAAGCCAGCTCCCACCTTGACCGTGCTCGCTTCAGATTGCGCTGGCCTTTAAGGCATCAGTACGGCGCGGCGCGCATCGCCAAGAATGTCGACACCGTTCAGTACGAACTTCTGGGTGCGCACGTCGATGTCGATCACCGAAACGCCATTTTCCAGACGGTTGTAGGTACGGCAGGACAGTTCCAGTGTGGTGGTGGCCTTGTCGCCCATCTTCAGCTTCGCCTCCTCCAGGGATTTGAGCTTGCCGCCCACGGTGTGGTAGGTGAAGTAGGTTTTGCCATCCTGATCCTGGCCGGCTTCACGCACGTTCAGCAAAATGTCGTCGCCCATGCGCACGCCCAGGGCCAGCATGATTTCCGGGCCCGCACCTTGCAGCACCAGCTTGGCATTGAGCACCTTGCCGCTCTTGGCCATTTCCTCGGCGATAAAACGCCCGCCGGACATGGCCTCCATGTCGAACTCGATCTTCGGCGGGGTGAACTCTTCCACGGTTGCGGACAACGGCAGGCCTTGAAGGGTGGCCGCAATGGCCTGTCTGACTCGATTGGTAAACATTAGAGAACGTCCTCCAGGAACTGCTCGATGATTTCATCGCGGGCGTTGAGTTGATAAACCATGTGTTCGTTCGGCGCGTAGCGGCCGTAGTCGATGACGATGAACCAGGTGCCGTTCTTGTACTTCTCGACGCTGTTCAGCTCCGGGTGCAGGTACACGCTGCCGCCGGGAATGGTTTCGTCGGCCACCAGGGTTTGCAGCCAGTCGTTGATGCGCTTGACCTCCTGGTCCATGAAGGACTTGGTGAGGTTCTTGGCCATGGCTTTCTGGCCGGCCTTGACCAGCTTGCGGCTGATGGCATCTTCCAGGCCGACGTAGCTGATGAACTTGCCGGTGATGGAGCGGTTGCCCAACAGCGAGAAGCCGCCAAGGATGGTGCGGGCGTAGTAGCTCACGCCGTAGCGGTTGAGCAAGTCACCTTCGGTGGAGGTGTCGAGGATGTTGTACTCGACCACGCGGGAAACGTCCTCGGCGAAGGTCACCTGGTTGCCCGGGCTTTCCCACTGCTTGACCTTGGCCAATGCGGCGATGGCCAGCGAGGATGGCGACAGGAACACGTTTTTCTTCGCGGCCTTGGAGTACACCGACGGCATGTTGTGCACCAGCAGGCAACGGTCGAAGCCCAGGTCTGCACCGCCCAGCTCGCCGCTGTACGTCACTTGATCGGCAACGGAAGCGTCCTTGCCATCCAGCACTACACGGGCCTTGATGCGCTTGCCGAAGGAGGCGAACTCACCGGCCACGGCCTTGGTGCCAGTGAAGCCTGGAGCGCCGATGATGGTCAGGTCTTCAGGGACGCTGCTCAAGGCAGCCAGGCCCAGTTTGCGACCGGTGACCGGGTCGTTGCCGCCGATCACATTGTTGATCGTGTCGGCCGGGGTGGCGCCTTCTTCGACGATCACGACATAGACCGGCACCTTGACCACTTTGAGGATCTGGTACACCGCCTGGAACAGGGTGCCCGACTCGGTGCCGGTAGGGTCCAGCAGCGCCTGGGTGGTGAAACTGTTGATGCGAAACGGCGCGTTTTTGGGGATCGACGCATGGGCATTCGGCGCAGTGCCGACCAGGCCGATGACGTTATCGCCAAGGCCACCCATGGCCTCGGGGGATTCAGTGGCATTCACAGTGATGCCGTTGTGCTCGAAGTTCAGGACTTCTGCCATGGTTATTCAGCCTTCTTGGGGGTGGAGTTGAGGACGCTGGTCAGTTCCAGGCGGCCAGCGGTGCGCAGGGCGGATGCTTCGACGTCGAGCAGTTCCAGCTCCTCACCGGCGGTGGACCAATGGCCGTTGCCGATGGGGAATGGGATGAGGACGGTGTAGGTTTGGCGGGTGGGCATGGGTGGAGATCTCCGGGATGGAAAATGTTAAAGCCCCTGCAGGAGGGGCTTTCGGGGGGCGAAAAAACCGCTTTCGCGGTGGGGGGCTTACTTCAGGAAGCGGGGCTTTTCAGGCCATACCACCGCGTCCGGGTCGGCACCCTGATCGGGGATGTCGCGCAGAGCTTTACGGTAGGCCACGAACACTGAGCGATCTTCGTCGGCCATTGGGTAATCAGGCATGGCCGCATAGTCGCTAGATGCCAGGTCGGCGTCCCGGGACTTACGAATGAGCGTCCACTTGATCAAAGGGTGAAGCTCAGCAGGTACAAATTCAGGTTTCATCAATATTCTCCTTAACCCAAAGCCAACATGGTTCCCCAGTCAGCGGGGTGGGCAACTACGCCCGTACAAGCGCCCGCCAGCATTACTTCAACAACTCCACCCTCGGAGTTGCGCATTGGATGAAGATGCGCGTAATACCCAAAACGCTGGGCCGGCAATACCACCTCAGAACACCAACGCCACTTACCCTTTTCGCTCTGTGTACTCCAAAAACCTGAAACAGCGCCCTCAATCACTCGAACAAAAGCTCCGAAAGTCATACACGAATTCAGACTCACGGGCGTCCCTCCGCTTGCCCTGTCGCTGTCAACAGAATAAGGAAACGCAAGCCACATGCCGCTCTGCGGGGTGCCTTGATTGTCCGACCATTTCATTTGCCAGACGTTAATACTGGTGCGCCAATATCCAGTCGAGCTTATGTCGAAATCTGGATATTGCTCACGCACATCCGCCTGTACCTGAAGCATAAAGTCGACGTCCGCCTGAGGCCGCCCCGCAGTTTTCGCCGCCGCGGTCACCGTCCGCAGTTTTGTGGCAGTTACCTGTTGATGAACAGCCCACCCATCAATCAGGGTTCCCGTGGCATCCGCTGTCATATTGAAGTTTCGCGTAAGCGCCAGCCTAGGCAACCTCTGCTCCAGGCTTACAAGCTGTGCCTCATATTTTCGACGCGAAGCTTCAAGCGCCTTATCAATATCATCGACCTTGCTCGTAACGATGTTCGTCAAATTATTTGCCGCGCTTACAACAGCGGCCAATTGCTGTTCAGTACTCACTGTTTGAACTCCCTGTATTCCATTAATATTTCCCCTGAGTTTTCAATCAAGCCCAAAGAGCGGCTTCATGGTGACAAGTAAAATGGCTCTGTCGCTAAGTCGCATTCTTTTCCAAAGCCATTACCCGAAATAGAACCCCTACACCTCGGGCCATGTTGTCGACGCTTGCCGCCGAAAGAGAAGCAAGCTCTTCGACCAGCAAAATATTGAGGTTTTCAGACCCCACTACCACCGTAACGCTATCCGCCGGCAACGGCGAAACATCCAACGTAAACTTCTGCAGCACCCGCGCCGCCGCCGCTTTATACGTCAGCAACTTCCCCGCCACGGAATACACCGCCAGCAAGGTCCCACTGGCGAGGTAAAAACCGAACTCGCCAATCTCATACTCACCGTCGCCATCAAACAGCGCGGCCATCCTGAGTTGGCGCTCGCCCAGGTCTTCGTAATCAACGATGGCCACCCGTTGGCGCTCGTCACGCAAGGCCACTTCGCTGCCGTCGGGGTTGTAGCGGCCGGTGCCGGCGCCGATGTGGGTGATTTCGCCTTTGAGGCCCTGGTTCTTTGCCTGCAGCACTTCATCCAAACCTTTGGAGGTGAAGCGCACCAGGCGCGTGATTTCATCTGTCATGGCTGCGCCCTGAGGTCGTAGTCGTTAATGGTGTAGTGCTGGGCAACCCCGGCACTGTTTAACCGGGCCACCAGCGCCAAGTCCGGCAACGCGCCGTTCAGGTAGAACTCGCCGTCGCTTAAAGGCGCGTCGAGCACTTGCGTGAGCGCGAGCTGGCCTTCGGTCTCATGCACGATGGTGATCGTCGCCTGATCGCGCTCACTTTTTGCCGCGTTGATGCGGCGGATCAGCCGGTTGTGATCGCCGCTGGACCAGCTGCGCCCGATGATCGCCTGCACGTCGAAGGTGTAAGGCACGCCCAGCGGACGTTGCTGGTACCAGGCGCTGATATTGGGCGTGAAGCCCAATGACTCCACCGCATGACTCAGCGCCTTGGGTGTGCCGGCCTGGCGCTGGATCTGCCAGGACAACGCTACGGTCAGACGCTTTTCCGCCTCGCTGGCCTCGGCATCCCATTCGCTGACGCCACGGTCGGCGGCCAGGTAAGGGAGGAATTCGCTTGGGGTTTGAAGTGGATTCATCAGCGCTGGAAACGGCGGCGTGACACGTTCAATCAATGTGCCGAAGCCCAGGTCCAGGGCCTTTTCCAGCGGTGAACTGTTGGCAGGCAGCAAACTCGCTTTGGGTTCACTCATAGGGTGCGCACCTCCACCTCGACGCCCGTGCAATACGGGGCCTGGAACGCGGTGCTGACAATCGGCGCCAGCGGTTCCAGGATGTGCAGTTGCGCAGCGCCAGCGCTGTGGATGGCGTAGTCGATCCAGCTGGGGTCGACCCGCCCTTCCAGCCGATGGCAGGACTCTGCGTAGTCTTGCAGCAGTTTCTGCGCCGCCACTTGGGTCAGCCCGGAGTCCGGGCCGGCGTTGATCTTGGCCACCACGCGAATTTTGTAGGGTTGAATCTGTGCGCCCTGAACGCTGACAAGGTCGGTTTCGGGCCGTACATCCGGCCGTGCGAAATGCCGACGCACGCCGTCAAGCAAGTCGGCAGACGGCGTACCGTCGCCCTCGCGGGAAAGCACGGTGACCATGACTTCACCCGGTGCGGTGCGTCGGGCGTTGCCGTCCTTGATCTGGGCCGCATAGCCGTCCGGGTCGAAGGTGTAGGTGACCGTCACCACCCCAGGCGTCGCGCTCTGCACTTTCACCACCGGGCGCTCGCCAAGGGTGAACACTTCGCGGCGATACTGCATGCGCGAGCCCGCTGCCGGGGCGTGGGGCGCCAGGTAGTAACGCAGGCGGGCGTCGTCGTCGCTTTCCAGGGTTGGCGGCACCGGGGGAAATGCCGCCGGGTCGCCAGCGTCGAGCACTTGGCGTTCCAGGCCCATATCGGCCAGGCGTGCATCCAGGTTGCTGCCGGTGGCCCACCACGCCAGCATCTGCTTGATGCGGGCGTTGTATTTGCGTTCGTGGGTTTGCAGGCGCACGCAAAAAGCTTCCAGGGCCAGAGTCAGCAGTTCGCTCTCGTTGTCGAGGCTGACCTTGAGCTTAGCCGCGCTTTGCGGCGCGCGGCTGGCAACGTAGTCAATGACGAACGCCTTGAACTCGGCCAGCAATGGCTCGAACTCATCCACCTTGATCAGGGCTGGTTCCGCCAGTTGGTTCTGGCCGGGGATCAACATGCTCATGTCACGACCTCGAAGGATTGTTGGCGGTTTTTCCAGGTGCCGGCAAACCGCAGCAGCAGGCCGGCGCCCTGGCGGGTAGCGACGATGACCTGAGGGTCGAAGTCGCCGATACCGTTGTGGGTGTTGTAGAAGGCTTGCGCGGCGTGGCTTTGGGCGAGGATCAGCAGGTCGTCGCCCAGGTTCTGGCCGAGCAAGTGCGGGATCAGTGAGCCGTACAGCGGGCGTTTTTGCCGAGTGCCCACCGGAGTGGTCAGCGCCCGGGTGGCGCGCTGCACAAATTGCAGCCAGTCATCGACGGCTGCCCCGGTGTTCCTATCGATTCCGAGCATGGGGTGTCCTTATCGGGGGCTGATGACGCGTCCTTGATGGTCCACCACCGGGCCGCTGAAGTGCGCGCCGCCGGCATCCAGCAACAGGCTGGTACCGCCGATTTGCAGGGTGATGCTCTGGGCGTTGAGGCTCAGGCTGGCGGCGCCGACTTTAATGTCGACCTGTTCACGGGAGCCGCTGACGGTGGTCGGGCCGTTGACCCAGTTGAAGGTATGGCTGGCATCGTCGTAGTCGCTTTGGGTGCCGTCCTGGTGTCGACGCCGGGTCAGCGTCGCAACGCTGGAAACCGGCGGAAAGCGATCACTGTTAAGGCCGAACAGAGCCACGGATTGCACCCCGCCCTCGCCCCCGCCGTAGTTGAGCAGCAGGCATTGTTCACCCACCGTGGGGATACGGGTTTCGGTTTGCGCACCGGCGCTGGGGTTGAAAAAGCGGATCGCCGGGGTCAGCAAGTCACCATGGCTGACCTTGCAGGTGTTGCTGGCCGCGTCGACCTGCTGGCAAATGCCAATCCGGCAGAAGCTTTCGGCGCGGCGGTAGAGGTCTTCGAGCTGGGTTTCCATCTCTGCCAGGCGTTCGACGATCGGTCCCAATTGCATGCGTAACAGCGCGTCGAACATGGGCTACTCCGCCAGTGGCTTGTATTGAGCCGGGTCGTCGATGTTGGAGACGTCCCAGGTGCAGGCAAACAACGGCTGGCCTGTAGGATCTTCAAGTAACGGCGGCCCCAGATAGAGGGTCTGAGTGAAGGAAACCGTCCAGGTGTCGTAGTCCGCATCATGGGTGCTACGTACAGCTGGAGCGGCGACGATATTGGCGGGCAAATCGCACTGTGCCTGGGGCAGGTTCCAACGGTTATCCAGCACCAGGTCCATCAATTGGCTGGCCAGGTCGCAGGCATCGAACGGCAATGCACCGGGGGTGACCATGGCCCTGAGTGAAATGCTCAGCACGTGGGCCTTGCGGCCTTCGCGAGAGCGAATGCCTGGGCCATTGCCTTCGACCGTGACCATTACGCCGGTTTGTTCAGCATCGCCTTGAAAGTCTTGGTGGCTGCCGACCTTGATGTCCGCAAAGGCCGCATGTAGCGCCGCGCCGATGGCTTGGGGCAGTTGGGATGGCTTTTCGATAAGCGTCATTTTAAGTCGCGTCCTTGCAACGATTAGTGCGGGTCCTGGCCGGAGCCTTGGTTGATCCCGATGCGCTTGGCCGCCCATCGTTCATAAAGGCCGATGGCCACATCAGCACCGGCCATGGCGGTCAGGCAACCAATGGCGCCGGCGGTCCAGATCGACATCCCGGCGGCGTAGCACAGCATCAGGGCCGAAACCCCGCAGACCATGCACGCCCCGGAGCGCAGGGCCAGTCGGCGGATCAGCGACCAACCGCGGGCGCCCTCCTTGTCGGCCCGCCACATCTCGCCGGATACACCGCCGATCACTGCCAATACGATGACCAGCCAGATAGGCATTTCCGCTAACGCTTGCTGTTCATTTGTCATGTCACGCCTCCTGGCTGAGCAATAGATAGTCCGTATTTCATTTACAAATGCTTGAGTAGGTAGGCATTCCAAAAAGCCCGGTCGCCCGGGCTTTTCAGTAATGATGTCCTCGGACTTTCGGCGCTACTGGCGCGGTACGGTCCTTTCCTCGATGTTTTTCCGACCACGATCCCTGTCTGCCGGATAACTGCTTCTGGTGCTTTACGCTGCACACCCGGGTCAGTTGCCAACCCTCTGAACCGTTAAGGCCGGTTCATCGCTGCCTGTTGTTGAAGCGTTGAAACTAAAGAGCGTCGGCATCCTTGCCGGTGTTGCCTGGCATCCTTGCCATCGCTTCGATGGCGTCCTTGCCGATGTTGCGTGCCTTCCTTGTCTTCCTTGGCAGCATCCTTGCCGCCTCCACCAGGCCTTGTTGGCTGGCTTGAGACGAAGAATATGCATGTATGCATATACAGTCAATGCACAAATGCATTTATTTTCACCGCGGGAATGCATTAATGCATTGGAGGCCTTACGGGCATGGGCTTGGCCGGTTTTCTAAGGGCGAAAAAAAACCCGCACACGGGCGGGTTTCTTCTTACGCGTGGAGGTTAGCGGGCGTACATGCCCCACCAGAAAACATGACCGAGGATACTGATCTGCTCGTCCTGGATATCCTGGAAGCTGTAGTCCTCATCGGGGTGCTCATCACGGTTGAAGCTGCGCAGGCGAATCCCGGAAGGCAGGCGGTAGAGCTGTTTAACCCGCAACTGGCCGTTGTGATTGATGGCATACAGATCGCCATCGACGATGTCGCCAATGCCGCTCTTGCCGGCATTCACCCCAACCGTGGCGCCGTCGCGCAACACCGGCAACATACTGTTGCCGCGCACCGTCACGCACTTGGCCTGGTCGAACTGCACACCGTTATGCCGCAGGCTGCGCTTGCCGAACCGCAGGCTGGCCTTTTCGCTTTCCTCGATGACGAATCTTCCTGATCCAGCAGCCAATTCAACCTCGCGCAGAAAGGGGATCGACACCTCGTCATCATTAACGGGGGTATCGTCGTCCCACAGGCTTATGTCCTTGAGTTCCGAATGCATCGGGTCACGCCCATCATCGCGCAAGCCGCCCACCGCAGCGCGCCCACGCAGCTGGTCGGTGCTCACGCGAAAATACTCGGCGATACGGGAGATGTGTTTATCCGACGGATCAACGATCTTGCCGCTGAGGATCCGGGACAGTGTGGATTGAGGCACGCCGGTGCGCCGGTGAAGCTCCGTGGGGGAGATTCGGTCGCGGTCCAGCAGCTCTCTTAAGACGATAGAAACGTTGCGTTTTTGCAT